AAACGCAGACTTAACTATTACTCCAACGTATATGTTAAGACTGACCAACTTAACCCCGAGAACGAAGGAAAGGTTTTTCTCTTTAGATATGGGAAGAAGATTTTCGACAAACTCACGGAGGCTATGCAACCTGATTTTGAGGATGACACCCCAGTAAACCCATTTGACTTATGGGATGGTGCTGACTTCAAACTCAAGATTCGTATAGTCGAGGGTTACTGGAACTATGATAAGTCCGGTTTCGCAGAACCTTCTCAGTTCTTGAAGGACGAAGATGAGATGGAAACGGTTTGGAAACAGACGTATTCCCTGTCGGAACTCATTTCTCCCGCAAAGTTCAAGTCATATGACGAACTCAAAACCAAGCTGAATGGTGTTCTTGGTATTGAAACAGGAGTTGGAGCATCAACACCCGCTCCTGCTGTCAAGTCAGTTGAAGTTGACGAGGGGGATGACCCAATGTCTTATTTTGAGAAGTTGGCTAATTCCTAGAAATCATCCGACCAAACTCCTGACGATCCTAATGCTGCGATTGTTGGGTCAGTATTAAATGATCTATCTTCAATAGTATTATTTGTTATATTGGTTGTGGGGGCATTAAGCATCTGATTACCGGGTGTTTGTGCCCCCGTTTCCTTATGGGCAACCGAACTTAATGCATAATTTTCCATAGCACCATTTTGTGCCTGTCGGCCCTGTTGCATTTTCCCGCCAACAGAAACTCCACTTGTTTGTCCGGAACCCTCAAGTTGAGATGTTCTAAACTTCATTTTTGCTTTTGAAATAGCTATTTTTTCAGACATTACTCCATTTTGTTCATCCATCTTGCGATAAACATCTCGTCGGCTCCGTTGTTTTTGGTTTTGATCACCATGTCTCTTGTTTGCCAATTCTTCGTCGTTTAGGTCAGAATCGACACCAGTTTTTTCGTCACCACCACCAAATAAAGAATCCACCGCACTAATAATAAACGAACCGCCAGGAATTTTATTTAAAAGTCCTTTAACAACATCCCACGCTTTCCCAAACATCCCCTTAATAAAAGAAACAATACTATCAATCCCCGACTTAATCGATTCCCATATTGAACCAACAGCTTCTGCAATCTTGTCCTTAAATGTCCAAAGAAGACCAATAGCAATACCACCAAGAATAACAGCCCAACCAATAGGATTTGTTACTAATGGGATTAAAAACTTGGATCCAATATTTAATATCATACCACCAATTTTACCAAGGCCCTTGAATAAACTGCCAAACAATTTACCAACCCCACCCATTGGGTCCATATCTTTCAGTTTGTCCATCATTCCGGGTTTTTTCTTCTTTTTATCTGGTAATGGGCCACCGGGTGTTAGTGGACCATCTCCCCCAACAATCCCCTCCATACTACTTTCTTCAGCTGCTGAAGTTCTGGAATCTCTTTTATTTTGTGAAATTTGTTCTGATGTGGAATCCTCTGTTGACGTTGTCAATCGTCCCATAAACCCCAACATTTTACCATAATAACTTTCGGTTTCTGATGGGATTGCTGATGCTTCTGCACCACCCATAACTCCACCATCAGACATTACTCCATTTTGTTCATCAATATTTTTTAATTTTTCTTTCTGAGCAAATCTTTCACGTTTTTTCCGTAATACCCACACACCAGTTGCAATTGTTGCTTTCAACGCTGCATCTTTAAGAACACTAATCGGGTCAGTGAAAATTCTTGTTGCTGCAGCAAATTTTGCTTCTATCTTTTCCTGATGTAATGTAAATTTTTCTTTAGCAGCTGCTGTTTCTGCATCTGCAAGTTGCATATCTCTTCTTCGTGCAATTTGTTTCTTTATACTCTTATCATCAGTTGCATCTATTCTCTTTTGAGCTCCAACTTCAATTTCAAACTGTTTTGCTGCTTGTTCTTTTCTTAGTTCATAAAATTTTTCCCATCGAGCATGTTTTACATCAAGTTTATGAATTTCTTCATCAGTTATACCACCACTTTCTAGTTGAGCCTCTTTTTTCTTCTGAACAGCACTTCCTTCATCTTCGAACCCCTGTTCTGATATTTTTTGTCTTTGTAATATAGCTTCCATTGCTGATGATTCAGCAACAGTAACTTCAAGTGCAGTGCTTTCTATAGTATCCGCAACGTCTATATTTGGATTTAGAATTGGTAGTGTTTGTTCAGCCATGTGATTTTGATTCTCTTTGTTTTTTCTTTTCTAAGTAATCGATTAACATTCCAACGTAAATATCTCTTTCCCAAGGTAACATATTTTCTATTTCGGTTAAACTATAATTATGGTGTTGCATCAATCCAAAATTAGTCTTATAGTATGTTCCCAAACTGGAATGGGAAAGAGCCATTAGAAAAAAGTTTCCATCCCCTCTAATCGCATCTTGGACTTGACCTTTGTTTTAGGATTCGTAACCTCTATATCCTTATATACTTTTGGTATACCATCAAAAAAATCACTCACCATTTCAAGTTGAGATTGTGTCATTGAATCTATAAATGTATCAAGTTCGTCCTTTGAAAAGTCAGCTGTTGCATATACAGTATCTTCATCATATATAGACTCAATACATTCAGCAACAATTCTAAACCCATCCTTTTCATCGACCTTCATTCTCAATGTTGGATATTTCATTACTACACCAATATTTTCATTCAACTTAATAACATTAAAATTCTTTTTAGGTTTCTTACATTTTATGTCATCAAGGCTGATATTAACATCAATCCTTGTTATTTTGTCATCAGGACACAGAACAGAAAGGTCAACAGTTTCCCCCACTGACTTTGCTCTTATATTAATAAACAGATATTCTACATCAAAAGTGGGCATATCTTCATAGTCATTCTANATCAAAAGTGGGCATATCTNCANAGTCTAACTCACCAAAGGTGCAGTTTGTTATAATTTGTCCAATTGCTCTCTTTTGATCGTCTATTTCACCCGTTTCATTTGCAATCATTAGAATCTTTTCTTCCTTGACCAAGAAAGACCTATATCTAATCTTTTTTCCTGAGCTTGGTAGTTTCAATTCATATGTTGGTACTTCTAGTATTGGTAACGCCATTATTATTCACCTATATTATGCTTGTGGAGGAATAAGAACCTCATAACTTTTAAAATTAAAATTAACTTCAACTTTTTGAACATCTGCGGAATCCCAAGAAACATCCATTGCTGAAATAGAAGAAGGATATACTTGCAAAAATCTGTTCATATATGTCCAATCTTTATCTTCACCCACACCAGCATCATCTAGAAAATTGTGTTTAAGTTGAAATATTTCTACATCCCCAATATAAGTATTATAATATGTTGGGGATCCGCCTACCGTAAGGGAATCTTTAATATACGTTGAATTTATCCATTTTTCAAAGAATTTTCGTTGTGTCATTTCAGTGTCACATAGAAATGTCATGGTAAATGATGCATAGTTCAAATTAGTAACTATTTCATATTCATTATCGGTTCCAATTTTTGTCTCCCCTGATGTTGCAGTTGACATGTCTGGAAATGTTGTACTTTCAGCCATCATACCAATTCTATCATTGACTCTGTGACCATCCCAACCGTCCTCTATTAATACATTCGGCGGGTGAACTCTCACCCTAAAATGAGCTTTCCGTGCAAGGTCTTTTTGGAGTTGATTAGAGACAAACCCATCAATAGATTTCCGTTTCCCTATTTCCGTTTTTGGACCATACTGTCCTATGAAATTATCAATAGATGTGAGACCACCATACACCTGTGATGCTATTGAGTATCCCTTACTTATTATGTTTGCCATGCTCTATCCTGTTAATATTTTGATATAGTGTACAATACAGCTCCACCACCAATTATTTGAACGAAATACCAAATCAATGATAATTCTATATCCATAAACCATGACAAGTCAAAATCATATGTCACATTAATCAATTCTACCGGACTTTTCATTTATCCTATTAACCTTCTGGAATCTCGATAAATGGAACCCGCAGACGCTTTCCTGAATCGTGCAGTTGGAAGGAATGCTGCAACCTCCCACTCCGAAGCTTCTACATACTTAATTCTTGATTCTATATGCATGGTGAGGTAGTGTTTGAAACAAGGTTTGAAATACTTTAGTTTAGAAGAACTTTTAAGCATTG